AAATGTTGACTCGGGCATGTCGTTTTGTATCCTTCCGGGTATTGGATTATTGGCTTAGTATGTGGTATCCGCCGTAATGAGATTGAATGAAGGACTGACTCCTGCGGCCGAAATAGTGGCCTTCAGGTTAATCGTGTTCTTCACGATGTCCAAGCCTTCCAGTGGCGCTTCGCCACCAGTCTGAATGTTCAACTCTGGCAGGTTTAGCGTGAATGTATCGTTATGACTAGACGCTCCGATCTCTCCGCCAACGGCCGAGATAACCGTAGCACCAAGGTTAGCGAAGTACGGATAGGTTGGCTGAATGAATAGATCGAATATGTCAGACTTAGCTGTAGGCGTATAGTCCATGTCGAGCGCCACAGTGATCTCGATAAGCCCGTTAGTGATAGGCTCCTCCTTGTACTGCTTACCAACATAGATACGGTCGGTAGCAAGTTTTGGCGTAAGTGTGACAGTAATCTTGCGACAACCATCGATGCTGTCTGCGCCCACTGTAAATAGGCTAGAGCTGTTTGGCATGGTGAAAGGAACGAACCCGGAGGGCTCCTCAAAGGTACTCGCTTGCACATCCGTCAAGACTACATATGCGTAGTCCCAGTCATAAGAGAATGTAACAATGTTGTCTCTAGGAAACACCCATTCGGCCTTGGTCAACTTGCCGTTAATGTAGTCCTGGTAATGCACGACACCACTCGTATCCGGCACGCCCAATTCCATATCTACCCAAGTGCCGTCCTGAACGTATAGGCCAGCAGGAGTAGCATCTGCGTCGGTCAACTGGTAAGCAGTCGTACTATCTAGCGCCGTCAATGCGATGGGATCAGCAATCGCCAATCCACCAAACACCTGAGCCACCATCAAAGCCATAGAAGTATTAATGAAGTCTCCGGACATAGCAACCTGAGCGTCTTGGTAGACGGCCACGTTTGCCGAGCCAAGGTCAATAACGCCGGATCCACCCTGATAACGGATGTACGGTCCACCCTGAACCTTATGCGGATTATATGTGCCCTTAGCTGACTTGACCGGCACAGCCCTCGTCGGGGCTACATAGTCAGCGATAACGGAGTATTCGTCTGCTGTATTAGAGCCTTGAGCAATTGCACAAAAACCCCCGAGGCCAGAACCAATCCCTGCCATTATATTTCTCCTTAATCAGCCCTTTAGGCGGGCGCTATTAAACTCTTTAGGTCAATAGACCAACTCAGTGTACCCTGCCAACCGGCCTGCGCCCCGCCAATGTTGCCTGGCGAGTGGGTATAATTGCCCTTATGCACTTTCAACTGGTAGGGCCAAGGATACTCTGTAATGCCGAGGACTGGTATACCGTTCCCGCCTCGATTAGTGACTGCAGCGGCCATGATAATGTCAGTATAAATGGCATAAGTTTGTGTCATAACAGTGCCAGGAACAGTTCCTCCGTCCTGACCAGAGAAGGTTGAAATGTTACCTTCTATGCTAAAAGACTCGATGAAGGTGTAGCCGGTAGACTCGATGTCATACACATCGTCAAAAATACCTTCAACAATGATGTACGAGCCAGGCTGATACTCTACCAGCTCGGCTTGCGCCACAAAGATAGGCGGGCTATATGCAGCAGCAAGGGCAGCAATAAACCCGTAGTAAGCATTATAAGAAGCAGGTGCAGCAGAGGGCAAAGTGGTGCTAGTCATCTTCTGCTAGCCTACAGTATGTAGATAAAAGGATTCAAACACTTGAGCTATCTCATTTGGAACTCCGGGCCAAGTGTCGACCGTTGCAGACTGCCTAGGTGCTTCACCCTTAGTAAATGTTCTACTTGCTTGGTACCAATTACGCCACCAGAAGGCCACTAGATTAACAGTAGCCATCCATACGTTGTGCGGCACAGGATCGTATCCGCCGACGTAAGTTACCTCGATGTTTCTTGAGCCCGGATAGAACGGCCGAGGCCATGAGTAGCCGGCGAACACACGCATAATCTGCCCAGTGCGGTAGTCTACTTGAACGCCCTCCACCGGACTCTGCGGTGTTGACTCTGGGAGCTGGATAAAGCCACCAGTAGATTGCCACTCTTGACATTGCACTAGCTGGATTATTGGAGAGTAATGAAGCTGTATGTACTCACCAGACCAGCCGTCGTGCCGCTCTTGGAAAGTCGTCGGGCATAGTGGGCGGTTGGCTATATCTTGAGCTATGCAGCACGCCGAGTCTATGAGGCGTTGTAACAGACCAGACTGATTCGATCCTGGCGCCGGAGCATCTGTGAACTGCAACCACGCTAAGACCTCTGGCATGTCTAGGTAGGTAGTCCATTGCACAGATCCTGAGGGGTTATTCTTGGTAGGATTGAATCCCCCAGGAGTACCAGGCATTAGGTCTGAAAGGTCGATAGTAGTGATCGGCTGTCCTAGGGCGAGATCCGCAACCTGCGTCCCCACGGATCCATTCGACTCTACATAATCGACAGCGAGAACTATAACTTGTCCTAAGATCGTATAACTAGTTACGTTGTAGATAGCATATGCGCCTTGGTTAGACACGCTATAAACGCAGACATTACCACCAACAAGACCGTCAACCCACGCTGCTACCGACTGCCCTATAGAGTCTGTGACACTCACGAATAGCTCAGTAGCTCCAGAAGGAGCAACCGAGTTAATGCCGACAAGGCCAGGACCACAAGTGCCAGTAGTGGTGCCAGTATTAAAAGTCCACAGGTACGGCGACTCGAACGCCGGAATCTGTATGGAGTAATCTCGCTGCTGACCCTGCGAAGACTCTGTGATGAACTGCTCAGTGATCTGGTACCACGCCCCACGATACGGAACGGTATCCAGGTCCAGATTAGCATAGAAGGTGATGCCGGGTACCAGGGTATCGCCTACTAGAGTAGAGATTTCCCCATTAACGTCCAGCTCAATAACTCTTGAACTAGGGATAACAACTACCCCGCCATTGCTCATTACTTGGCTTAGCGACACAGTAATCGAACCCTGCATAGGATTACCGGCACCGTCTAAAAATGGACCCGCAGTAAGCAAGACGCTAGTAAACACGAAGACCACAGCTCTTTCTTTGGCAGGTACGAGTATGTGTTAGCGCCATCTTACTCAGGCAAATCGTGGTCTTCTACTGCCCTCTGAACGCCACGAGTATGCTCTACCGTGCGCTCGACTCCCTTGTGCTTATCAGCCTCAGTGCGCTTAATCTCAACATCAATCTCTTTGGCACGGTTCGGATAGCGAGCCTTCTCAACCCGTAATGCAGCGAGATACGCTTCCGTTCTGTCGGCCACAAGTACTCCCTGATCGGTAGTCACTTCTGCGGGAACAGGCTGCGCCTTGTAATAGTCCAGCTCAATATCAATCAATCGGACATGCTCTTTATCGCTCTTATAGCGTTCACGCTCAGTCTCAAGCGCCCTAATAATAGCTGATGGTTGTGACATCACATTCCCTTCGGTTGAAAGCGGAGCAGGGGATCAGACGTTGCCCGCCGCACGGATCCCCTTGCCCCACACTTAGCCTTATCGAGTAACGATAAGGAGGATTGGTAAGCCCGGCTCTTCTATTGACAGCTTGCCGGACCTTAGCCCTGCTGCAAAGGGCCTCATAGCTTAGCTATTGAATACAGGCGTTACGAGTCCAGTGCCACTAACCACGAAGTTAGCGTTGGCATACCGAGCTGCGGTGAATGCGATGTAGCCATAGATCTGAAGCAACACAGAAAGCTGGTTACCATAGGTCTGTGGAAGCACCCTAGTCACAACAGGAGACTCGAACAAGTAGTTCTCTTCGAACCTACCACCAAGGATAACAGATTGGTTATTAGCCGAACCAAGCTGTTGCGGAATGTTAGCATCCGCATAGGTGTCAAGCCCGAACAGACGAGTACCAGTAGGACCTTCGGCCAAGTTAAGACCGGCATCCGTAGCCAGAGCTGCCGTGTTAAACGGACCCTGATAGGACGGCACAACCAACGGACGACCAACGCTGTCAAACTGAGCAGCGATAGATTCCCAATACGTAGGAGTCATAAAGGCGTGCGTGGACGGAAGGAACAACGTGCTAAACACGTCGGCCTTAGCCTGACCAAGCTGACCATACAGGCCCTTAAGGGTCGGAGTGGAAGTGGTCCACGTAACGTTATTAATGCCGACGGTATTCAGAATACCGACAACGTCTGGTCCGTTATTGCTGGCGTAGAGCTGGAAGCTGTTGGAGCCATTGCCAGCGGCAACAGCATAGTCAACAGCCTGCGCATACGCTTTGCCAAGGTCTTGGAAGGCCATCTGGTCGAAAGCAATAGGCGAACGCTCAAGCAACTGCAAGGAGATGAGCTGCCCACCGGCCTTCAGCACAACCGGCAGAGAGACATACGCAGTCTGCAAGTCGACCTCAGGAACGTTGGTATTCTCGCCGCCATACTGCGGACCAACTGCAGTACCACCAACAACCTTAGGGATGTTAATGTTCATAGTACCGTCAGGAAGAGGCTGCTTGTTCTGGCAGTCAGCTAGGGGGCGACCCGCACGCATGAAAGCAATCCACTCTAGAGTAGAGAACAAAGGCGGTACAAACTCGCCACCTGCGCCCTGAGAAATACTCAGCGCACGCTCTTGCACCGAACCGGCAAAGTCACGGTACGAATAAACGTGGCCGTGGTTATCTTCACGAGGGTTCTTGGCTTCTATCATCTGATCTAGGAAGTACTGCTCAGTGGAGCTACGAGTGACCTTTGCGTCGATCTCGGTAGCCACAATGTGGTTTTCCTGACCGTGACGCTGCAAGCGCTCAACTGCGCCAAAGTAGCGAGCCCCAAGGCCAGCGCCGAAACCGGCGATAGCTGCGTCCTGCAAGAACGAACGACCGTTGCCCTTTTCGTAGACACGGTGCTCGGACAGCTTCTCAAGCATACCGGTGCCGTTAGTCTGATACGGCAACCCGTAGAGCTGACGAGCCGAGACAGCTTTCGCTTCTTTCTTGGCGTCCGTACGGGCCTGCTTGGCCGCTGCAATAGCGTCCTCACGAGCCTGAATCTTGACCGTCAACTCACCACGAGAAAAGTTTTCCTCGGGGGTGAAATCACGAGTCTCCGTAGCTGCGGCATTGACCACAGCCTCCAACTCAGTCACGAGCGCTGCACGCTCTGCGACGAGTGCGGCAAGAGCCGCCTTCGTTTCCTTAGACATAATATGCCCTCCAATAGGCTTGTAGGTTTATTCGGACATTGTGTCATGTGGACATATTGTCCGGTTTAGCTTACAAAGTGGTTCCCATCAGTCCGGCTCTCGGGCATTGAGAGTGGTACATCGGATCCGGCTTTATCTTTAATCTTCCTTGGTCTGCCATAACAGCCAGCAAGGGCAAAGGCCCTTAGCGGCTCGCAGATTTTCCTTACTATTATCAAAGAGCATAGCGATATCGTTATCCTTAATCGCCTTTGCTTTGTTTACGTCGTGGGGCTTAGGCAGTACAATCAGCTTGAAATAGCTGCCTTTGCCGAAGCCCAGTCCAATGAGATAAGCCTCTTTGCTTGCGACATCTTCCTTGGTTACTGCGTCTTCCTCAACCCCAGTGATGATGTATACGTGATTGGCACCCGCCTGTAAGGACGAGCACAACGCCAGCATCTCGGCTGGGAATGCGTCGAGCACGCCGTCTATGTCGCAGGCAAAGTTCACGATTAAACCGTGTACCAGTTCCCACCCTTAGATACGAACGTGTATCCAGAGTTGGCAGCAACGGCGGAAAGACCTGAGCCACCGGATGCGCCGTTAATGAGCGAACCGTCGGTCGTAATGACCTTAGGATACGCTGCACCAGTAGCCCCAGCAATAGTACGTACAATGACTTTCACGTCATCGGCGTTGTTACCCTGCGGGAAGAATGGGCCAGACGCCCCAACAGGCGGCTGTTCTGCAACCAGAGGAAGCAAGCCAACAATCGTCGGAAGTGTAATGGTAACTGCAGGCCCGGTGGCCCCACCTTCACAAATCACAACGTCATTAGCCTTCGCCGTATAAGCGGCCGCTGCCCCAGTAGCTGCAACAGGCACAAAGACAATACCTTGTGCGTAGTTTGGCAAACCAAAGGCTGGCATAATAGTTGTCTCCTATTTTTCGTGAGGAGTGATTCCTCCTCTATACTCCAACCTATCTTACTTTTATACAGTTGTCAAGTAGACCTAACTTGACCTGCATATATACTAGATAGGTTATTTGATAGACCGCAAACGCAGTACCTCGGCCTGAGCCTTAGCAAGGCGAACAGCAAGAGGAATAGATCGCACTCCGGCACCGTCCGCAGGAAGTACAGGATTTCCATCGTTTAGCTTGCCGGTATCGAGGCCGCCGTTGTTACTGGCCTTAGTACCGCTTTCCTGCGGATCGCTATCCCCTAGGGTTGCACGAATGGCAGTAGCAGCTTCGGCATTTCCAGTAGCGGCCGTCTTGAGGCCATTAGCACCCTGACCGAGAGCGTCCAGTGCATCCTTTAGAAGCTGCTCGTTAGCGCTGGAAATTGTCTTGCCCTGACGAAGCTGCTCTATGCAGTTCACCACAGCGAAGGTACGAGCCCTACTGCAGTACATATACTGGCTCTGAGCTGTCATACGCTCATCCATAAACTTCAAGGCTCTGATAGCATCCTCGAAGACAGGCTCATCACCCTCAGCTAGAGAACGGACTTCAATGAACTGGCCATACACAAGCTGAGCAGTTCGGAAAGTAGTGACACCTTCACGACCAATAATGTCTAGGACATCGGACCTGAGGCCCACGGCCGTCAGCTTATTAGCCGGCGACTTCACTACCGATGCGTCGAATACCTGGCACTCAAGCACACTTCGCTTAGTGTATGCCTCGTTCCAATCCTCTTTGGTAGCCCGAAAGGCAAAGGACATCTTCGAGTAATCCCCACGCTTTACCCCGGACACGAGGTTCCTACTAGAGGTATTCTCTATGATGTCTAGGTGCGCCTCAGTACGAAGGCCACGGCCGTCCTCGGCCATGTCCATAGTACGCCCAGAGTCCTGATGCCAGGACGCTAACACATCACCTTTGTGGTCCACGAGATATGGGATATAGTCCGACTCCTTGAGAGTCTTACCGAATGCCCCCGGCATGATTGTTTCGTCGTACTCACCCATCCAGTCCAGCACTGGGTACGCATCCCCGGTAGTCGAGGCCCACCCTACTAGGGTCGCCTCGGTAGCACCTTCATCGGCACGCACCTGGAAGTCAGCTACAGCGGGTGGATCAATCTCCCGCTGTGACCAATGTTTCTTTGGCACTGCCGGTATTGTCATCTCGGCTGACTTCTTCTCGACATAGCTAGTAACCCGCTCCACTTCCGTTTCCTTTCCAAAGTCCACCTTGTCTCCATCCACTGTATAAGACGCCTGAAAGCAGTCTCCGTTAACACAATAGATTACGGTGTCCTCATTGAAGTCACAGACATAGCAAAAGTCGTTTTTCTTACTAAACTCGTCGCATACAGCGCCACTCAGCAAGTTGCTAAGATCGCTATTCCACATATCGTCCGAGTCGTCATCGTCATCCGTGACCGGGGTGATTTCCTTTTGACGCTCTTGCCAATTCAGCCAGAGTGCCGCTTTCTTGTCAGTAAGCGTGCCATCACTCGCCCAGTTCTCCGGTATAGACGCCGAAGCGCCGAGGGACTTTGCTCGTTTAATGATGTGCTTTCGTATGGCCGAATGGTCAGCGTTGCCACGGCCCACAGCCCGTATGGCATTTTTCAAATCCGCCTTATCTGCGATTGGGTAGGAGCCATCAGACATGGCCTCGCCGGACTTCGCCATTTCGTCCCGCTCAGCCTGAGTGTACTTAGCTCTTATCTGGTCTTCGTACCCGGCTAGGCGAGTCTCATAACTATCCATTTGTCTCTCCTCCTAAAGGCGCCGGAGATACCGTGCCATTTGTAATCTCTATATTATGATGGGCAATGCCAAGAATCTCGGCCATCCAGTTCATCTCTCCATAGTCTTGATTCGTAGCTATTCCGAAGGCGCTAAATAAACGCTCTGTCTCAGCAGCATCCTCAAGTGTCACTACCATCTCTCGTATGTATGGCAGGTCTGGAACACCAGCCCAGCTTAGCACTAAGAGATCAGATTCTATCTGTTCTGGCTTAACCATTAGGATTACCTCCTTTGAGGTACTCCACAGCATTTGCTTTAAGGCTAGCTGGCGCTGCTTTCCAACACGGAAGCGTAGTCCAATGTTCTATCACCGACCGGTTAAGCATCCCCATAGGACACAAACCCTCAAGGGTAGTAACTGGCTCGTGCGTGTAGGGATCCCTGACATCCCATGTTCCGACTTTAATCCAATCTTCATCGAAGTTATTATCCATGACGGTTTTCCTTGGTGTCTTCTATGGTCGCATTATTTACGTTACCAAGGACCACCATCTCATGCTCATTGAGACAACCAAACCCGGTACGAGGAGTAGATAGTATTTGAGAAGCTGGCACCTGAGCTGCCATCATCACATCGCCAAACTTAGAGGCCGAGGCATAAGACAATGACCACGATGACGCCGGTCGCATTTGGGCGGTGTTGGTACTAGGATTGTTCTGAACCCCCGCTACAGGCGTATACGTAGTCACTGGAGGAGGTTCACTCTGCCCTCGCTGTAGCTGTACACTGGTCACTCCCTGATCCTTGAGCATCTGCTGAGTATCGTTGTATTGCGCCCGGACAAATGCCTGGAGAGTAGCACCATGCTCGGCGGTGATAGCTGCCTGTGCTGGACCCGCTTTCTGCCACTCTTTTGTATCCGTAAGACCAAACTCTTTCTTTACTGCTTCTTGCATAGCAAGGCTA